CCATCGGACATTTCTTTGCCACAGATAAACTAATGACTGATTGGTTTAACGAAAACACAGAAGTAAAAGGCCATTTTTTGCCTGCTGGGGTATACGATAAAGAATGTTATATTCATTCAGCGTATGATAATACCTTTGACTATGATGTTATATTTGTTGGAAGTAAGGGTTATCACCCAGAGTATCCCTATCGCCCACAATTAATAAACCACTTAAGATCAGTATATGGTAAGCGCTTCCTTCACGTTGGTGGAGATGGAGATACAGGTACAATTCGTGGGGATGCACTAAACAAGATTTATGCTCGCAGCAAGATAGCCATTGGTGATAGTCTTAACATTGGGTTTAACTATCCTTATTACACTAGTGATAGGTTGTTTGAGAGTACTGGTCGTGGTGGTTTTACTATATACCCTCGCATTACAGGGCTTGAAGAATACTTTGAAGATGGTAATGACATTGTATTTTATGAACATGGTAATCTGGAAGATCTAAAAAACAAGATAGATCATTATCTTATTGCTAATCTTGAAAGAGAACAAATTAGATTAAATGGTCACGAAAGAACTAAGAAAGATCATACATACATCCATAGATGGGAATCCATTATGAGTGAGTTAAAAATAAAATGAACTGTATAGTTACAGGTGGTGCTGGATTTATTGGGTCAAACCTTGTTGATAAGTTAATTAGTCTTGGCCATGATGTTATTTGTATTGATGATGAGTCTGCAGAATGTCATGAGCAATTCTATTGGAATGATCAAGCACAAAATTATAAGTATGACATTTGTGACTATGATCTAATTGCTCCACTCTTTAAGGATATTGACTGCGTATTTCACGTTGCATCTGATGCAAGAATACAGCCAGCAATACTAAATCCTAAAAAATCTATTCAGTCAAACGCAGTAGGAACAGCCAATGTTCTTGAACTTTGTAGGGTCAACAATATAGGTAGGCTAATCTATTCTAGTACATCCTCTGCCTATGGCAAGAAGGCAATACTTCCAAACATAGAAACACAGCCATCTGACCCACTAACACCATACTCTGCTGCTAAAGTTTTTGGTGAAAACCTTGCAAGAGTTTATTATAATCTTTATGGTCTTAAGACTATATCGCTTAGATACTTCAATGTTTATGGCGATAGGCAGCCATTAAAAGGACAGTATGCTCCAGTAATAGGACTATTCTTAAAACAATATCATGAGTTAAAGCCACTAACAGTAGTTGGAGATGGATCTCAACGAAGAGATTTTACACACATATCTGATGTAGTTCAAGCAAACATCCTTGCATCTGAAGCAAGTCATGGCTTTGGTGAGGTATATAACATTGGTTATGGAAGTAACTACTCTATAATTGATATTGCTAATATGATTTCAAATGATATTAAGTTTATCCCGTCAAGAATTGGGGAAGTGCAAAAAACTCTTGCATCAAATCAAAAGTTTAAAGATTTAACTGGATGGGTGCCAAAGGTATCGCTAATGGAATGGCTAAAAAAATGACAGAAATGGTTAAAGCAGTTTTAAACGGAGAGTTTGAAATGATACTGCCTAAACACCGTGCAGATAGACCAGACTGGTATAAGCCACATGGCTGGGAAAAACCAAGACTAAAGCATATGTCTGAGAACATTAGTACTGGAGATGTTGTTTACTACGTTGGTGCTGAAGAAGGAGAGTTTCCAGCGCTGTGTCAAATGTGGGGAGCAGAGGTGGTGTTGTTTGAGCCAAATCCTAAAGTTTGGTCGCACTTTCCTGCAACATGGACTGCAAACAACCTAGAACTTCCTATGGTATGTATTCCTGGGTTTGCTTCTGATAAAATAAATGATCTTGCAAGAATTTATTATAATGAATGGCCACCAGAGGTTAACGATGTTATTGAAGCAGCACATGGGTTTAAAGAGTTGTATTTAGAAGGAGATACCTATGGACAAATAACTATAGATTCTTGTGTATATGATCATGGAATTAAACTACCTACCGCGATTTCATTAGACGTAGAAGGTAGTGAGTGGAGGGTTCTAGGAGGTGCTGAGAAGGTCCTTAGAGAACACAAACCAAAGATCTGGCTATCTGGACACCCTGAGTTTATGTTACAGCAATGGGATGAATCTTTATATAATCTTAGACAGTGGATCAAGGGATTAGGATATACTGAAATAATTTTAGACTACCAGCATGAGGTGCATCTTTATTATGAATCATGCTAAAACTTTTTGGGATAACGCTGCTAAAGATCCAGATGTAAGGTATAAATATATTGCAGATGAGTGGGCAACTACTGAAACATTTTTGGATCTTATAAAAAATAATAATGACGAATGGGACAATGTTTTAGAAATTGGTTGCGGAATAGGCAGACTGCTAGTTCCTTTTGCAGATATGCACAAAGACTGTAACTTCTATGGGATAGACATATCTGATGAAATGATAAACCTTGCACCTAAAAGAGATAACATAAAGTATCAAGAACTTGCAGACAACCTTGACCTTGTATACTCAATGCTAGTGTTTCAGCATATTGAACATCAAGAAAAAATTAATTATATAAAACTTGCTTATGAAAAATTAAAATTTGGTGGTAATTTATTCTTTCAGTTTGTTGTTGGCGAAGAGAATTCACCATACTCCTATCAAACATCAAGGTTTGAAGTTGAAAGAATATTAAGTGATGCAGGATTTAAAAACTTAATATTTACAAATCATATGCATTCTGAATGGATGTTTGTTAGGGCTACAAAATGACTAATGCATATATATATTCTATTGATCCACTTGATGCTGCAGATGGCAAGTGGGATTATGGACTACTTAAAGAAACATTTGAAAGAAATAATGTTGATCAGGTAGTTGTAAAAGAAATACCAAAAGCAGATCGTGGGTTTGTTGTTATTCCTGGACATGGAAATGCTGGTAAAGAAAAAGAAATATCAAACCAATTAAAAAACCTAGATAGAGTTGTTTTGTTTATAACTGGTGATGAAAGCGCTCAATTTAATGTAGATAAAATTAGTCACTCTAATATTTCTATTTGGGTTCAATATCCACATCAAAAACATGAACAATATAATAAATTTTTTATTGGTCCGCCTCAGCACTTAAAGTCTAACTTGCCTGATTATCCTGTTAAAGAATATGACATTTATTTTGGTGGACAAATAACCCATCAGCGTAGACAACAGTTAGCAGAGGTTATGCCAGACCTTCCCAATGCCCTCTATAAGCCTACAAAAGGCTTTGCACAGGGAGAACAGCCTAAAGAGTACTACCGCACCCTATCAAAGGCTAAAATCGCTCCTTGCCCTGCTGGGGCTATGGTTATAGATACCTTTAGGTTCTTTGAGGCAATTGAAATGCTTGCCCTACCTATTGGGGATCTTGTTGATTCAAATGGTAAAATGATTGATTATTTTAACTATGTCCATCCCGAAGAAATGCCAATAAGTAAAATTGATGACTGGACTAAACTAAAAATATTACTTCCTAAACTACTTAATGATTATCCAAACAATATGCACCAAGTCGTGTGTTGGTGGATCAAATACAAAAGAGATTTTTCTATTAAAATTATGAGGCATATTTATGAATAAAAATGATATAACAATTGTGATACCTACATCGGTAATTCCAAGTCATCCAGACACCAGCGTGATAGGGGAAACAATTTCTACAGTAAGAACACATTTTCCCAACAATGAAATTATTTTACAGATAGATGGGTTACGTGAAGAGCGTTTATCTCGTAAAGCAGATTACGATGAATATAAAAATAGAGTTCTTTGGAAATGCATGCATGAATGGAAAAATGTTTTACCAATAATTTTTGATGAACATTATCACCAAACCACAATGATGAAAAAAACAATTGATATTATTAACACTGCAGCAATGCTTTATGTTGAAGGAGATGCTCCCCTAACTACCGACTGTGAAATTGATTGGCAAAAATGTCTAGACATGCTTGAGTATAATAAGGCTAACACTATTCGTTTTCATTTTGAAGCATCTATTCCCCATGAGCATAATTATTTAATGTTTGGCCTTGAAGATGGCTTTATGAAAACTACACAGTGGAGTCAACGCCCTCATCTAAGTACCGTCAAATATTATCGTGAAGTTGTGCTTCCATTTTCTGAAGAAAAAACTTTTATTGAAGATAGGTTTCATGGTAAAGTTCAAGATGATAGTTGGGAAGACCATAAGCTTTGGATATACCATCCAGAAGGAAATATCAAGCGATCTTATCATTTAGATGGAAGGCAGGGAACACAAAAGTTTACAGTTGATGATGAAGCGTGGGGATATAAAGAATGAGATTAGGAATCATTGCAAGATCAGATAACACTGGTCTTGGCAATCAAACAAAAAATCTTGTAGATATGCTTGTCCCCAATAAAATACTTTTAATTGATTCAACCCCCTTCAATGAAAATAAACAGCACCCTGAATGGTATTCTGGATATAACTGCATAACAACAAAAAATGGTTTTGCAAGAAGAGAAGAGATAGTTCAGTTTCTTGATGGAATAGATGTTGTATTAACTTGCGAATCTTTTTATAGCGAATTATTTTTAAGCCTTGCACAAAAAAGAAACATAAAAACTATTTTGCAATACAACTATGAGTTCTTAGACTTGGTTATAAATCCAGAGCAAAGAGTTCCAGATGTTTTAATCTCTCCAAGTGCATGGAAAATTGATCATGTCAAAGAGGTACTGGGAGATAGAACACAAGTTATCCAGCTTCCACCACCTATTGACCCAATATTATTCTCAAGCCAAAGAGAAATTAATATGTCTAAAGATCACAAAAGAATCCTTCATATTGCTGGAAAGTTTGCTTCAAAAGATAGAAACGGTACAAGTACTGTAATTGACATGCTTCAGTATTCAAAAGAAGATTATGAATTGGTGATTAAGAGCCAAACCCCAATTGAAACAGAATGCCAAGATCCTAGACTAACTATTGATACATCTAGTCCTGATAACAGTGCAGACCTTTATAGTGGTTTTGATGCTATGGTTCTTCCAAGAAGATATGCTGGACTTTGTTTACCTATGAATGAGTCTCTTATGAGTGGATTGCCAGTGTTTATGACTGATATATCCCCGAATAATTCAGTTTTGCCTAGCGAATGGTTAGTTGAATCAGAAAAAATTGATAAACTTTTGACAAGAATGACTCTTGATGTTTATGGAGCTAATCCTAAACGACTTGCAAAAATGATTGATAAGTATGTTAAATTAAAAAATAAAAAAGAGTCAAAGCAAAAAGCACTTGACATAGCATTAAATAGGTTTGACGTAAATAGACTTAGAGAGCAATACCTAAGTGTTATTAATAATGTAGTTAGATGAAAAATTTCTCTTTAGTTTTTCTAATCCAACAAAAGTTGCTTTGTCATCATACATAAACTGAATACTTGTTTTTAGCAGCTTTATTTTATAGTCTGTGTACTTTAAAATGTAGTGAGATAGCCACAAATCATCAATTATGTGATATTCTTTTGGACAATCAAAGAACTTATCGTCTAAAAATATCTTGGAAGAACAAATTAATCCACCAGTTCCAGCATAATTTCCTTCTTCTCCCTCAACAAGTCTTACCTTGTCCCAGTAATCCTCATCAAACTTGTGGGCATAGAATGATTTAACATGCACTGGGCTATATTGATCATAGCAATCTTGAATAAAAGATTTTGGCAACATTTGATCGTCATCAAAAAATATTATGCGCTCATATCCCTGTTCTGCTAATTCTTTTGCAAGATAAAACCTAGAAAACATTTTATATTCATTATAATAATTTTTTATATATGAGTTAAACCCAAGTTCTTGTCCGTATTTTGTAAAGTATCCGATTAGTTTGTTATCTTGATCATGAGAATTGTTTGATATGTAAAAATCAAAATCTTTATTTGTCTGTTCTTTTAACCTATTAAGTATTTTAGGCATGTTAGTTAATCTAATGTAAGTACACATTATTACTGCAGTCTTAGACTTTGGTTTGACTTCTTGGCTATATATGTATGTCATAATTTCAAAGAAAGAGAGGGATAGGACATGAAGACATATCCCCCTCTAAAGAATTACTTCTTCTTTGTTGCAGCCTTCTTAGCAGGAGCCTTCTTAGCAGGTCTCTTTACTACCTTAGCAGCTCTTAGAGCCTTGTCTACAGCCTTTGCGTCTGGTAGACGACCAAATGCTGCGTCATTTGGATTAACCGCTCTTAGGATAACTGGTACCAATGCACCAAGCAATGAGTATGCTAGTGTCTGTGGATCTGTTACTCCAGAAGCATACATTGCTGTCGCTGCTCCAAGAACTGATCTTCCGTATGAGGCAAGTGCCTTCTTAATTTGTTCGTTCATATATTTCCTCCTAGGATATAATTCGTGTTAGTATTGTGAAGCCAATCCATAAACCAATAATTCCTGCGACTCCCGCAAAAACTGGTGGTGCTGGCACTGGCAATTTGAATGCAGCAAACACAACTCCGCATCCAAAACCTGTTAGTGTTGATAAAAATATGTCTTTCATTTAGATTCCTCTTCTATTGGCAAAAGTGCTTTAAGCTTTTCATACTCTTCTGATATTTTTTTCATTGAATAGTAGTTAGGTGCTAATGCCATTGTGTCAGAATAATCTCTAAAGTAGTTAATTTCTGGAGCAGTCTCATCAATAAAATGTTTTAGTCCAGCTTGAACTTCTTCAATATACTCATACGCCCAATCTCTAGAATCAGAAATAAACTTAATAAAGTTTTCTTTATGAACGCTTTCATCTAAATTAATTTTTGAGTTCTCCAACTCATCAATTGTTTTACTAAGAACAGCTAGATCAAGGAATAGTCCTTGATATTGATTCCTAATCTTTGTAAATCTATAAAATAAAGTTAGATAAGCAACACTTAATGAGAATAAGCAACCTAAAATTACTATCATTGAAATACTCATTTGCTGATTGCCTCTCTTGTTACCAAAACAATTGCACCATTTTGCTCAAGTGCGTCTTTTACTCTTGTAACATATTGAACTGCTTCTATTTTTTCATCATGCATCATATATATAAAATCTTCTTCATTAAGCCTTATTGTTAAAAAACTTTCATTATCAATAACATTAATCACAAAATCTTTTGGGGGAGTAATGGAATGAAAAGCTTTTCTCATTGCATCGGTATACATTAAATCTCTCCATTGCTTGTATAATTAAATAGATCTTCTAGTGAAGAAAACCCAACGTCTTCATTAATATCAAGAGACTTTAATAGAATGATCCAGGTTTCTTCTATATACTTTTTAGCAATCTCGGTTGGAGTCACCAACTCCGAGTCAACTAAAAATGCAAGAGGAAGACCTAAGTCATTGTAGGATATAAAGTCTTCAAACTGTTTTTCTTCTTTATGATTTATCCATAACTCAGCAAGAATTGAGCAGTAATCATCAAAAGATGTTAGTTCATTTCCGTCGTCAGAGATTGCCACACATCACCCCACTGTTCTTTAGTCTTGTGCTTATTAAATTCTCGTGAAACTTCTCCACTCTCTAAGTATACACCACCCCATACGCCCCATTCTTTTCCAGAAACACCATTAGCAAAGCATGTTTTTGCAACTGGACATGAAGCACAAAAATTATCTATATTAGACCTTAATGCAATATCATCTTCATATTTTTCAAAATAAAGATTTGTTTCTAAGCCAAGGCATTTAGCTTGATCTTTCCATAAATGTTGTTTCAAGGATTACTCCTTGTACTTGTTTGGAATATCCCAGCCGTTGCGATCAACCACATAAATTTTGTGAATAAACCATTCACCATTAATTCTAATTCCCTGTGGAGATGTGCGACCAATCTCTGATTTCTTTAGGTCAATCACATTCCAACCATCCCAGCGAAGATTACGGTTTTTCTTTACGATTGACTCCATTGTTTCTAGTTTGTTTATAATCATTTTTTATCCTTTAGTATCTGTAAATTCCGACTTCAATATTTTTGAGTTCGGCTGCTGCAACTAATTTTGAAACTGACTCTTTTGGCTTGCTTAGGAAAGCAAAATAGTTTAGATGTTCTATGTTCTCTTCAATATATGATGCTGGAACCTTAAAGAATTTAATCTTTTTACCCCTAGCCTTCATTCCTCTTTCAGAAAGATTACAAAATTCAGAAACCATTGAGTTAATTTTAGCTGGACCAGCAGAATAAATTAAAAGCTCTTTGTCTTTTTCCTGCATTGCAGACATTGCTACACCCATTGCACGAAGAAAAACCTGATAATCATCAAAGGTTTTAGTTCCTTGGACCGCTACTATCATCACTACTTCCATTCTTTAGGTTATCCAGTATGAATAACATCTTATCAATATCTTTTTTTGACATACTTGTTGTATCAACTGGCTGCGTAGTATCTGTATCTATACTATTACCAACAGCCTCTGCACAATAAAATATATTATTGTTGACCCAATAAGCCTTGTCCTCTATAAAAATAATCTTAACTGTGTTTTCCTCAATATGCTTTGACATTTGAGATTCACGTCTTGGTTTTTCATATAGATCTTTAGGAAGAAAGTCTTTAATCATTAAATGTATTGAACTTTGACTATATGCAATACCTGAAAAAGATTTAAACTTTCTCCCTTTATAAAGTATATAGGAAGTCAATAACAATGTCAACCCCACTCCAATGACATATTTAATCATTTTATTATTTA